CTTTCCTGACCAGCAGGGATGTTTTGAGGCATCGCGAGGGACGGGTGGCACACTTTCCGTGTGTCGCTGTTGTCCCGGTGCCGCTTCGAACAAGCTTAGGGTAGCTTGTGCGAAGACAAAGGGTAAGAACCGGGTTGTTACTGTGCAACCCGCGAGAGTCAAGAGAGTTCTTAGGCCTTTGCATACATCCCTGTACGATCACATCAGTTCTTTTGGCTGGTGTGTTCGTGGGGACGTGACGAAGGAGGACTTCCTGAGTGTGGACAGGGACCGTCGTGATGGCGAGGATTTTATCAGTGGTGACTACAGTAGTGCCACTGATAAGATTTACTTGCCTGCCGTCGAGGCGATGGTTTCAGTTCTCTTAGAGAGTCCTGAATTGACCGCAGAGGAGCGAGAGTGCCTTCGGGATTCGTTTTCGAATCTCGAGTGTTATACGGGCCCGCCGTGTAACTTGGAGTATCGTGGTAAGGTGCAGCGAGGGCAAATGATGGGTAACTTGGTCAGTTTCCCTTTCCTTTGCCTTCTCAACAAGGTTTGCTATGACCTTGCCTGTGACCTTGCCTGCTCCGGGCACAATCGCGTCGGGCGTTTTAACGGGGATGATTGCCTGTTTTCAGGCGATCAGCGCTTCTTTGAAACCTGGCGCCGGGTAACCGGTGCTTTTGGTTTTGTCGTCAACGTCGAGAAAACGGGGGTTAGCCCCCGTTTTGGAGAGTTGAATAGTCAGCGTTTTGACTATAAGCGGGGAGTTCTTCTTCGGAAGATCTCTCTCTCGTTTTTGCGCCCGGTTAAGCGTTCTTCACCAGGTTGTATACTTTCGGGTATACTATCTGGCATTCGTGGCTTAAGAATGGACGTCCAGCAGTGGATCGTTCAGTCTTTAATGCGGCACGAGATTTGTCTCAGGGAGATAAGTCTCGGGCCCATTAGCCAGAAGTGGAGAACGCTTCTCCTCCGCAGTCGATGGTTCCGCGATGCGCTGCACCGCGGGCCGCCCCCCGTTCGTGAGAAGGGTGTCGACAGGAGTCTCCCTGTTACCTTGGGTCCTTTACCGGATCCTCGGTTGTACAAGGAGATTTCTCGCCAGGCCCGAAGGCTGGCGAGCCAGCACGTTGGAAACTGGACCGGTGTAAGTGTCAAGCCTTATACCGTCGAGTTCCTTCGTGGCTGCCCGACTTCCCCTCTCCCCCGCTCACCCTTCTTCGCGGTGTGCGAGACCACTTGGTCTTTCCTATGGCCGTCTTCTCTTTTGAAGGTTGCCCTTAGGAATCCTCAATGGCTTTTGCCCGCTTCCTGGTCCCGCAGGAAGTGGGTCGAAGATCACCCTTTTCTTATCTCGCGCTGCGAGATTCGGAGGGGTGGCCTTCGTGCATCCGCTAACTCTCTTCAGGCCCTGCCTGATCCTCTCTTGACAGGCATCCCGTTTTCGGACGGGACCGTGTACTGTGAGCGGTGAGCGCCAATGCTGTAACAGGGAGGTTACATGCTCATGGAATTGAATCCGATGATTCATAACAGACAAGTTGGATGACTGTTGATCTCTCTCTTGATTGAGGGTTGCAGCCTACTCGAGGCATAGCGTGGTGCTATGTTGGACGGTAGGGCGGTGAGGTTGAAGGCCTGCCGGTGTGTTGATAATCACATCGGGACCTTACCAACATCTGCCAGTGCTGACCTTCGCTTTTTGAGAGAGGGTGGCGCAGTTTGACGCTTGCGGGGCTTCGGCCGTCCCACCCGACTGGGGGATAGGACGATAGGAAATGAGTGTGTGACCGCCATGAGAAACCTGTCTTTTGGCTTTCATGCCTCCATCAGCCGGTGGAGGAACGAACCCAGG